ATTAGAAACGCAAGAGAACACGCAAGGGAGTACGCAAGAACAGACACAAGAGGGTACACGAGAGGGAGACAATAAGAAAAGGGAAAAAGATAAAAAAGAGAAAAAGGAAAAAGGGATACCTACACTTGAAGAAGTTATATCTTATGTTGTCGGTAGGGGTTACGACCAATCTATTGCCGAAAAGTTCTATGATTATTACCAAGACCGTACACCATCAAGTGCAAGGTTATGGAGGGATAAGAATGGCAACACGGTTAAGGATTGGAAAGGTAAGCTAACTCATGTATGGTTCAGGGATGCTGAGAAGCGTGATGTTAGTGTTCCTGTCTTAGAGCCAGGGTGGAGATATATTGATATGTCTGAGGCTTATGATATTGTTCGTAGTACTAACCCTGTAAGTTTGTCTGAGAAAGAGGCTAAGTCGGAGGGTGATGATTATGTCAGGAAGATTATAAATATTAACCCATCATACAAAAGTGCTGGTGAAGGTTGGAAATACAGAGCAAGTAAATGAAGGAAATATTTGAAAGAGAGATAAGCATATACGAGAGTCTGTTCGATGTAGACTCTTCTCATGTGATTACTGTAGGTCAAGCTCTAAAACGAATCAAGCAAGGGAAGAGTAAGGATAAGGTTGACCAAATAAGGAGACTTGGTAGCGGAGAAGAACGTGATAGTGTTAAGAAGAGTCTTCCATCGCCATTGTTTTCAGGAGTCTTCAAGTCACGTAACGACAACAACATAATATCATACACGGGATTGATATGCTTGGACTTTGACCACTGTAATATCGCTGACAAGATAGCCGAACTAAAGAGGAGTAAATATGTAGTGTCTTGCTGGGTGTCTCCAAGCGGTAATGGAGTTAAGGCTTTAGTTCAAGTTTCAGAGCCTGAGAGACACTTAGAGCATTTCGATGCGCTTCTTGAGGACTTTAAAGACCTTGATCCGTCAGGAAGAAACCTTAGCAGGATATGCTTTGAGTCTTACGACCCTAAGATTTACGTTGCAAGGAAGTGGGATGTGTATGATAGGTTTGTTGAGAAGGTGTACGAGGCTATGCCCATCAGGGTAACGACAAACAACACCGTCTACGAGAAGCTAAAGAAGTGGATGATTAACAAGGGCGAGGGTTTCTTTGAAGGCAACCGAAACAACTTTGTATTCAAGCTTACCTGTGGATGTCTGAGGTTCGGTCTTACCAAAGACGAAGTACGTGACTCTATGATTGGCGATTTCTGCGGAGGTTCGTTTACTGTGAAGGAGTTAGATGTTATTTTAAACTCTGTCTACAGAAACTACATCTCAGACTTTAATACTGCCGAGTTTACTGATGACGATAGGCTCATACATAGCGTAACAAGGGAGAGCATAGAAGAGAAGCTTGAATCATTAGATGGACCGCTTGAGGATGTGATATACCTTAACGACATATTTGACGATATGCTCAAGGACTTTCACTCTGGAAATCAGAAGGGTGAGACAACGCACTTTCCAGGTATTGACGAAAGGTTCAGGTGGATGCGTGGTGAGATAACAATTGTAGGTGGCATTGGTAACTTCGGTAAGTCTACGATGATGTTACAGCTAATGCTTATGAAATCTTTGATGGACGGGTATAAGTGGGCGATATTCTCTCCCGAACAGTACCCACCTAAGTTCTTTTACAACCAATTGATTCACGCTATGGTAGGAAAGTCACCGTACAAACATCATCAGAACCAAATGTCTGAGGAAGAATATCGCAAGGCGGCTGAGAAGATTAACGACAAGTTCTTTTTCATCTACCCTGAGAAGGAGATGCCAAGTCAGGACTACATAAACAGAAAGTTCGTGGAGACAATGATTAAGCACAACATCGATGGGTGTATGATTGACCCGTTTAATGCGATATACCGTGACCGAAGTACAAGAATGCGTGACGATCAGTATCTTGAGGACTTCTTCCGAGTACAGAAGAAGTTTGCTTTGGAGAATAACGTCTACATGGTGATTGTAGCACACCCAAACAGCTCCATACAGAAGGATGAGCGTACAGGTGACTACAAAACCCCAAGGGTGTATGATTTTGCAGGTGGGGCAATGTGGAACAATAAGGCTGATAACATAATAATGTTTCACAGACCATTCTACAACTCACAACCGCAAGACTCTACGTCTTTATTTATTTCTCAGAAGATTAAGAAAAAGGAACTGAACGGGACTACTGGCGAGGCTATGCTCACATACGATGTGATGAAAGGTCGATTCTATGACGATGGGATTAACCCCTTAGAGAGAGATGAAAACGCATACACAGTACCTAACAGTAGGGCTATGATTAACGCAAGGCTTCCGTATAATGATGACGATAATTTGGATGTTCCATTTTAAAAACAAAAACAATGACTTACGAAAAAATAATAAAAAAGTTTGATAAAGATATATGGTGGCAGAAAAAGTCATACCTAAGAGAAGATAATTGCCCATCATATTGGAGAAAGCAGATATTTGTTGAGTCTCACGACTTAGGTATAGATGATTGGAGAGAAATAAGATCTGGTAATTATTACGATGCAAGAGACTCTCTGTTCGATGTAAATAGAGATAAATTTATACTGAAGAGGATACTTGAATACAAGAGTAGATTTTAGACCACAATAACTAAATTAGCAATATGAAGAAAAATGAGAGTGAAAACTGCGAATGGTGCAAGATGATAATACTAAAATGCAGGAATGTGGGGTTCAGTCCTCTTGCCAACCCTGGATGGGCTTTAGGTAAATGTACTTGCGAAAACAAAGGAGAATACATTAAGAATTATGAAGAAAAAAGAAAGGGTAATAGATAGGTTGATCAAGTATCAACAGGACTACGAGAAGTATATGCAACTAATAAGGGAGCAACTACATATACATAATTCTAAAAAGAAAGAAGGATGAAAACACAATTCGGACAAGTAGAATCAGGCGATTTTGAAGAAAATACAATGACCTTAAAGGTTGACGGTGAAATGGAACTAAGGTCTGGTAAATACGCTATCGTTCCAATCGAAGATTACGAAAATCTAAACACTTGCAGTTGCGGTTTCTGCGTTAAAGAGAAAGAAGGATGAAATACGAATGGGTAACAGAAATTAAAGACAGAACCCCTGAGTGGTTCGAGTACAGAAAAAACGGTCTAGGAGCATCGTCTGCCGCCATCGTATGTGGCATAAGTCCTTACAAACCTACACCGATGCAGTTGTTTTATGAAAAGGTTGGTACTATGGAGTCAGAGAGTTTTATGTCTGCGCCTGCATTTCACGGTATATACCAAGAAGAATATGTGGCTAACCTTTGGAAGTATTACGATGGCACTGAGGAAGGCTATATGGGGCAGTTTGAAAGTGGGAATATTATACGTCAGGCTGACCATCTTGTTGGATTCGTACAGAACCCTAAGTACCCACACCTGTACTGCAACCTGGACAGGGTTATTGAGAAGGGTTCACGCAAGCTAAACGAGGACGGAACATTGTCTGACGAGGTAACTACCAAGCCTTGTCCACTTGAGATAAAGACAATGAATGGTTTTGTCTACAAGAAGTACGATGGCGTTCCTGATATGTACATAATACAGGTTCATCAGCAGATGTTGATAATGGAGACAGACTACTCTGAGATTGCTATACTGATTGACGGGAGAGGCTTTAAGGTATTTCCAATAGAACGTAACGAGGAAATTATTGATATGATAACCGCAAGCACCTACGACTTTTGGAAGCGTGTACTCCAAGGTAGACAAGCACTTATTCAAGCAGAGCAAGCTAAAGAAGACGGAGACTACGACAAGTACGATGACTGGATGGGAGTTATCCAACACCTTGAGCCTGAACCTAACGACAACGAACACTACTCAGCGTTTATATCGGAGACTCACGAGGTGGAGCAAGAGATAATGCAGGGAGATGAAGACCTACTAATGCAGTGTAAGCACCTTCAGACAGTTAAGTCAATGATTAAGCAACTTGAGAAAGAGAAGCGTGAACTTGAGAATAAGATAAAGAACGAGTTCAGAAAGGAGTCTGTTGAGAAGATTGAGTTCCCAGCAAATGGCTACATGAGATACTACCAACGTGCCAACAATAAAACTAAAATGTTGGACGTAAGAATCAACAAGCCAGACGAGTTCACTATAGGTGTAGAGTTAGAAAAAATAGACAGAGAAATAGGATATATCATCTAATAATTATACTTTAGCGCAATGGAAAAGTTAGTAAAACTACAGAAAGAACTGAAAGCCCCTAAGAGTCAAAAGAACAAGTTCGGAGGCTATAATTACCGT